ACCTGGTGGGGGAGTTGACCACGGCGATGCGGGAGAACGGGTTCCGGGGTGTGCTGGTCGGGCGGGCGATATGGGTTAACGGGCCGGTGGTGATCAGCGAGGCGGAACACCTGGAGGACATCCGGATGGACCTGGACTGCGGGAATGCGCTGATCCAGTTGGCGTGGGGCCATCACCGGCTGGAGGCAGCCACCGCGGCGGGGATTGAGGAGGTGCCGGTCGAGCTGGTCGGGGGATTGTCGGACGAGCAGATGGCCTCGTGGGCGCTGATGGAGAACGTGCGGCGCAAGGACATCTCCCCCATCGAGGAGGCACAGGCGATCCAGCGGCTGGTGCAGGAGTTCAAGTGGACGCAGGCACGGGTCGCGGAGATGCTGGGGTACAAGGATGCGGCGACGGTGTCGAACAAGTTGCGGCTGCTGCGGCTGCCGGAGGAGATCCAGGCGAAGGTGAGCGGCGGGGACCTATCGGAGCGGGAGGCGCGCTCGCTGGTGACGGTGGCGGAGTTGAATCCGAAGGCGGCAGTTGAGTTGGCGACGCGGAACACGCCGGCCACGGAGTACGACGTCGAGCAGGCCAAGCGGGGAGCGAGTAAGCCGCTGACCGGAGGATGGGAGAAAGCGCCCTGGCCGATGGGTTGGGTGCCGGCTGCGTTGGACGTCGAGGGCGATGGGTCGGCGATCAGTTGCCAGGGCTGCGAGAAACACCTGCGGATCGGGAGCGGGGAGGTGCGGTGCTCGGAGCCGAAGTGCTGGAAGAAGCGCCGGAAGGTCTGGCAGGCGCAGGTCACCGCGGTCGAGAGTGAGAAGCGGGGTATCCCGCCGGTGCGAGAGGATGAGAAGCCGCATACGTTCGATTGGACGGACCGGGACCTGCTGAGCGACAGGTGTCAGACGGCAGACGATGGGAAGCCGTGCACACTACTGCGGCTGCGGTACGGACGGAGCGAGGTAGAGACGTGCTGCGGGTCGAAGGAGGGGTACGAACGCTGTAAGGGTGAGAGCGCGGGCCAGAAGAAAGTCCGGAAGGACGAGAGGGCCAAGAGCATCGAGGATACGAAGGCGCATCTTCTGAGCGCCGCGGTGGTGCTGAGTACGGCGTTCATGAACTTGAACCTGGAGGTGTGCCGGGCGCTGGCGGACGCGATCTACGAGCCGACATGGTGGGATGTGCCGAAGGCCGCGAAGGTGGACCTGCGCACGCACCTGGCGTGGAAACTGTTGGCGCGAGCGGTTGATCTGCCCTCGCCCTACCGGGAGGACGAGGAGGTCCTGGGCGTGTGGGACAGGATCAAGGCGAAGATGGGAGAGTTCGGGCTGGACTGGTCGGGTTGACAGGTGGGGGATTGCTGGTATGATACGGGAAACCGAACAGGGGGCCAGTAGGAACGGCGGCGAGGGAAGTTTCCCGGGCCGCCGTTTTGCGTTGGAGGTGGAGTGTGACCGCTCTGATAGATGAGGAGATCAGGTGGGCAGTGGGGCAGATACGGCAGGTAGCCGACCGGCTGGAGGAGTTGGCCGGGATGGGGCCGTTCCCGCTGTACTCGCAGCGTGACCCGGCGTGGGCAAAGGATGCGCTCGGGCCGGACGCCGGCGGGGGGACGCTGGGCGGGGCAGGGTGCGCGGTCACGAACGCGGCGATGCTGATGACGGCGCACGGGATGGCGATCACGCCGGGAGAGTTGAATAGGTTATTGAGCCAGCGCGGCGGTTTCTCTGCATTGAGGGAGGGAGCGCCGCGCAATCAGTTGCGGTGGGAGTTCATCGCGGAGGTGTGCCCGGCGCTGAAGTATTACGGGCGGAGGGATTGGACGTACCACTCGGCGGACGTGGCGGAGATGCGGCGGGTGATGGTGGAGCGGGGGCCGGTCATTGCCCAGGTGGATTTCGATCCGAGGGACCGCGACGTGGATGAGCATTACGTCATCCTTCTGGAGTGGACGGGGCCGGACGATCTGGCGATTGCGGATCCGTGGACCGGGCAGCGGGTGAGCCTGGTGGAGCGGTACTGGAACGCGACGTGGAACGCGACGCGGGGGAAGGTGGCCAGGATCGTGACGGGGCTGCGGTTGCTGCAAGCGAGGGTGGAGTGAGTGCCGGTGACGTGGTGCTGGTGGTCCTCGCCGTGGTGGGTGGGCTGACGGCGATCGTGGCGTGGGAGGTATGGAGCCATGCCCCCATCGAGTGAGGCGGCTGCCGGTGCGTTGGCGGTGGTGTTGGTGGTGGTGATTATCTTCATCGCCGTCATTGTGTGGGAGGAGTTGCATGGCTAAGAAGAAGAGCAGGAAGAAGAAGAACTGGATCGCGGGGGCGATCAAGAATAAGGGCGGGCTGCGGAAGGCGCTGAAGGTGAAGGCGGGGGCGACGATTTCGGCGGCCAAACTGAAGGCGGCGGCGAAGAAGGGCGGGAAGTTGGGGCGGCAGGCGCGGCTCGCCGTCACGCTGGGGAAGATGAGGAAGACGCGACGGAAGAGGTAGATGCAGCAGGCAGTCAGTGACGATCTCCTCCTGAAGATGAGCAGGCTGACACCCAGGCAACGCGAGGCGATACCGCGATTGGTGCGGGCGCTGGCGGATGGGCGGACGATGCGGGAGCTGCTGCGGGGGCCGGACCGGATCTGCTGCTGGTCCACGTACTACAAGCCGGGGCGGGGCTGGTATCACAACGAGGCGTTCCGCCAGGTGCTGGAGCAGGCGCGGCAAGAGTACGACGCGGCCAGGCTGAAGACGGCGGTGGAGGAAGCGGCGGCGACGTTGAGGCGGACGACGCCATTGGCGGCCAGGGTGCTGGAGCAGGAGATCGTCAGGGGACTGCGCGCGTTGGATGCCGAGGTACCCGATGAGGAGTGTACATTCGAGGAGCGGTCGCTGCGACTGCTGGCCAGGGTGGCGGAAGGGGCAGTGCAGTTACGGGCGCTGGAGGCGCTGAGCAAGATACGGGGGGCGGAGCGCGGGCGGGGGTTGAAGGCGGCCACGGCGGTGCTGGATCGGGCCGACATTGAGACGGCGGTCAAGAGTGCGGGGGGGGCGGAGGCGGAGTGGCGCGGGTTGTTGGAGGAGTTGAGATCGGAGACCGATGAGGTGGCCGACGTGGAGACAGAAGCAGGCGATCTTCCGGCACCTGGGCTACCAGCCACACGAGGGGCAGTTGCCGGCACACCAGAGCCAGGCGCGAGTGATTCTGGTAGCGGGTGCTGAGCGCTCGGGCAAGAGCCGCTGGACAGGTAACGAGATTGTGGCGCGGGTGCCGTGGGTACGGCGGGTCGCGCTGGCGGCGCAAGAGTACGATGAGTGCCGCACGGAGATGGAGTACGTTATCAACGGCCTGCAGATGCTGGGCGGATTGGAGCGCAGGAGCACACCGCAGCAGGGCAAGTGGAGGGCGACGGCCAGGGGTGGGATCGAGATCGAGACGATCAGCCTGGCAGAGGGGCCGGAGGAGCTGACACAGCGCGGGTTGCCCTACGACGTCGTCGCCCTGGTCGAGGCCGGCGGGATCCGCTACGATGCATACCTGGCAGCCACGCGCAGGGTGGCAGAGACTCGTGGGGTAGTGCTGCTGAGTGGAACACTGCGCGACAACGTAGGCTGGTACGCGAATCTCTATACCAGTTTCGAGGGGCCGAACGTGTTCGGCGGGGAACGGTTCAGTTTCCCGGCGTGGGTTAACAAGGACATATTCCCAGGAGGCCGCGAGGATCCCGAGATCAAGCGCCTGGAGAAGATTCTGCCGGCGGATGATTTTGCTCGCACAGTGGGAGCGCAGGTGCTGGCCAGCCCAGCGCGCATCTATCCCGAGTTCTCGTTCCCCATCCACGTGGCGGAGGTGGGGTACAACGCGGATCTGCCGGTAGAGTTGGCGGTGGATGCGGGTTTCTACCCCAGCCACTACGCGGTGCTGGCGCTGCAAGTCGTGAGTGTGGGCGGGTTCGAGGTGGTCCACGTGGTGGACGAGATATGGGAGCATCACCTGACGCACTACGAGGTGGTGGGATTGTGCCGGCAGCGGGAATGGTGGCCACGGGTCGCGCGAGCAGTAGGGGGACACGAGACGCGGCAGCACCAGGCGGCGGAGAGCACGCAGGAAGTGTGGGAGAACCTGGTGGGGCAGGAGGGCCGCGATCCGAAGCGCTTCCACTTCGAGGTGTTCGACGCGGGGCACATCTTGGATGGAGTGGTGCGGGTCAAGACTTTCCTGAAGGACCCGGCGACGGGCAAGGCGAGGCTGCGGATCGGGATGGGATGCACGGGGACACAGGCAGAGTTCGGTTCGTACAGCCGGAAGGTGGACAGCCGAGGGAACGTGGTGACGGAGCAGCCGGAGGACAAGAACAACGACGCGCTCGATGCGCTGAGGAACTGGTTGGTCGAGCGCTATGGGTTGGTGGAGCGGGTGAAACGAGAACCGACGCCGGGGAAGAGAAGGCAGCCGGCGAGAGGATAGAAGATGAAGCCAGGGGATATCACGACGCAGTTCGTGCACAGCCGGTTCGAGGCGCTGAAGACGCGCTGGGGCAAGCGCAACAGCAGGATGGATGAGATGGAGCGGTTGTACCTGCTCGATATGTGGGAGGATGCGCCGGAGCCGGACGAGCGGCGGATCAGTGCGCCGGTGTGTTGGAACACCGTAGAGAGT